GAAGCTTGGCTGCGTTGTCCCGGATCAGGTCGCGGGTGGCTTGCGGGATCGTGGTGCCCAGCTTGGTGCCACCCGACTCGATCATGCCGTTGACGGCCTTGATCTGGGGTGTCTCAAAGCGCAGTGGCTTGCCACCGGCTCCGGCCGCCACTGGCTTTGTGCGGCCAGCCACCGCTTCGCCGCCCAGAGTGCCGGGCTGCTGGTCTTGGCCAGTGCCCACGGTCGTGCGACCTCGCACCACGTAGCGGCCATCGGCGTCTGGCGTGATGCCCGCTGCTTTACCCCTGGCGGGCGTCAGCACCACGTCGGCATTGTTGCCCGCGGTGACGGGGGCGTTGAGCACGCTGAACTGGTTGCGACTGTTGGCGCCACCTTGTTGGATGCGCTCTTCGGCCAGCCGTGTGTCGTTGATCGTGCCTTGCTTGGTCAGCTCTTCAGCGGCGTCGCGGGCCGACATGGCATCCTGGCGGCCGACACTCAGGGCCGTGTTCTGGTTTGGCGCTGCGCCGAACAATGGCATGTAGCCCATGCCGTCTTCTGGCTTGCCAGAGTTGACGGCGTTGAGGTAGCCACCTTGACCAAACAGCTTGGCGATGTCGTCCACCTTCACGCCGCGGATCAGGGCTTCCTGCAGGGCCGCCGCCACCTTGTCGTTGGCCGAGCGGTTGGGCTGGAACATCGACTGCGGCTCAGCCATCGGCTGGGCCGACAGGCTGTAGTCGGTAGGCGCCGGGTCGGTGTAATTGGGATTGCGCTGAAGAGGGTCGTCCGTGGCGCGGCCACCTGACAGGAACAGCTCGGCCAGCGTTGTTGGCGGGGCCATCATGGCGTCGTTGGTGTTGCGCTCGCCGCGTGTTTGCTCGGTGCGATAGCCTGCGGTGGCGTCGGCAGACCTGGCCTGCGCTTGGTTCTCTGTCACCATCGACTGCTTCACCGGGTCGGTGCCAGAGAAGATCGACGCCAGTCCATTGAAGGCTTGGCCCACGGCGCGGTTTTGGTACTGATAGAACGGGTTTTGTCGTGTGGGCATATCGCCTCCGGTTATCGAATGCCCAGGCCAGCTGGCCGCCCAAAGTCCAAGCCCAGCGTGCCCGTCGGCTTGATGCCCAGCGTACCGCCTGGCCTCAAACCAGTCTCGCCACGGGTGGGCAGATCAAGGGCGTACTTGCTGGGCGGCGCGTCTGGCTGACCCATCTTGTTGGCGTAGGCGCTGGCCAGGCCAACAAACATGTCGCCCATCATGCCGGGGGATGGCTGTGTGATGCGAGGCTGAAACAGCTGCCCTTCGCGGGACATGATTTCGGCCTGCGATGCTTGCTGCGAGCCTTGACCGAAGTTGCGCAGAATGGCTGCCAGCTGGTCATTCTCGGTCATGCCGTAGCCCTTGTCGGTCATGGTCTGGCCAAACGCCTGCACAGCGGCCAGGCGCCTGGCGTCGTCGTTGACCATGCCGGTTTGCTCCGCCCGCACGGCGGCCTCGTAGCCGCTGGTGGGGGCGCTGCCTGCTGGCGCCATCGACTGCGGGGCTGGCCGCGCCAGCGCAGCGCGAAACACATCAGAAATGTTGTTGGTCTTTGCGCCGATGTCACCCTCGACATCGCGGAACAGGTTTTTTGAGTCGGCAAACGCTTGGCCTGCGGCCTGCGCCATCATCTGTTGGCGCGCTACCTCTTCCTGGCGCAGCATGGCCTGCTGCTCCATCGTTTTGCGCTGAAATGCAATCTGCTCTTTGAGCTGCTGGGTCTGTTGAGCCAGCATCCTGCCTTGGGCCTTCGTGCTCTGGTAGGCGTTGATCGCGTTACCGATCGCACCAATAACAGCGCCGCCGCCTGGTGTGTTCATGCTTTGTGCAATGGTGGCCATGTTGGTGCCTTATGAAATGACGCGGCCGGTGCCGCCGCCAGAGCCGCCAGAGAACAAGCTGACGCCAGCGCCCGACGCTACGGGCCTTTTGGCTGTCGATGTCTGTACGCCACTCGACAAGTCAGAAATCATCTGACCTAAAGACTGGAATTGCGGCGCAACCTGAAGGCCTTGCGCCTCGGCTGCCGCCGCGTCCCGGATCATGCTGACAGGGGCTGGCCCTGGCCCGACCTTTTGCGCCGCCTTACTGACGCTGGAAAGCACGCTGCCACCGATCTCTGAAATCGGCTTCTGCTGCCTGATTGATGAAAAAAGTCCGGCGACGGGGCTCATGGCAACCTGACCCAACTGGCGCTGAGTCTCGCGTAGTTGCTGTTCCTGCTCGGGGGTGAACGATGGCCCGGAATCGGCCAGCCGCAGGTTGCTTTCCATCAGTCCGGCCTTGGCCTTGGCCACGCTGGCCCGCGCCTCGCTGGCGTAATTGTTGGCCGCATCGGACAAGCTCAACTTGCTGGTGTCGTATTGCTTTTGGAGCTCGCCCATCAAGTCCCCGCGCAGCGACGAATTCAGGTTGCCAGTGCGGGCCAGCTGAGTGGTCAACGCTTTCATCTGGTCTTGGTACTGCTTATCCAGCGTAGGCAACGCGTAGTCCAAATAGGACTTTGAACGCTGGTTGTAGAAGTTGTCATCGAACTGGCCAAACATCGAGGCAATGTCGTTCTGGCCAGCGGTGATGTTCTGCTGGCGGCGCACCTCGGCTTGGCGAACGCGCTCGGCCTCTGCTTGCGCCTCCGCGATGCGTGTGTTCTCAAACTCTTGCTGAAGGCGCGCCTGCTCGGCGGCGGCGGCGGCCCCCTTTTTGGCTGCGCTGTTCGCTCTGTTTCCGACGTATAAGGCTGAGCCTGCAACGGCCGCAACAACAAATGACATATCAATTCTCCTTCATCTCAATCATGAATCGCCCGATGTCTGCGTCCTCGTAGGAGCGCGTGGCCAGGTCGGCCTCGATCTTGGCCAGGTCGGCTTCGGTGGTGGCGTGGATCGTGGTCCACACCATCTCTTCGTGCACATAGCCAATGCGTTTGGTGCCGGGCTTTGAGACAAAGGTGCAGGGAGCCTTGAATCGCACCATGCCGTCTTCGGTCATCACTGACACCTCGCCCTTGGACATGATGTTCAAGTGCTCGGTCTTGTGGACCATTCCGGTCATGATGACGCCAGCAGGGGCGGTGATTTCTCGGGCGTAGATGCCGCTGCAAAAGTGGTGCTTGACCGGAATCTCGACCTGCGGCTGCTCCAGCATGAAGGCCTCCATGCTCAGCACCTTCTGGCGCAGGTCAGGGTCGTCAAACTGGTTGGCAAATCGCTGAAAAACCACCGGCTCCCCCACGTCCACCAGCGATGGCAGCATGGGCGCGGGCGGGTTGAAGTCAACCAGCCCAATGTCCAGCGGGGATTCTTTCAGCTCAGTCATGTCTCGCACCCGATGCGGGCAAAGCCCTGTGCGTGTCTTGGCGATGGACACAACAATTTCGCCGCATGCTCCGATTGTATGAAATTCGTCGGCCAACGCCAGACAATTTCAACCCTTATCGCCACCCTCGTAATGCACGACGATGGCGCCAATCTTGGCAAAGCCCTCGCCCTGGCTGGTCAGCTTGATGGCCATGTGGGTGCCGGTGACTTGGAAGGCCAGGTTGCCCTTGTCGAAAGTGGTTTCCTCGACGTAGGCCACCGTCTGCAGCGCCGTCTGGTCCAGTGGGTTGGATGCAATCTCCACGCGCCACACGCCTTCGCTGGCCAGGTCCAGCCCGGTGAACATCTTTTTGGTGGCGGGCTGCTTGGCGTCCACGTAGGGCAGGTAGGCCGTGACCTGGGTGCCGTCGTAGGTGGTGCCGTTTTGGCCGCCCAGCAAATACATTTTGCCGTCGTCGCCGCGGCAGTAAAGCCTGCGGCCGATGATGGCCCAATCGGTGACGGCAAAGCCCGGCTCGTAGATCGACCAGGCCGACACACGCGAGGCCGGGAAGTAGCTAAACACATAGCACTTTGAGCCCACGGCCAGGATGTACCGGCCGTCGCGTGGCTCCAGCACGGCACGGCTTTCACGCACCGTCAGGCGGTCAGCACTGATGTCGTCCAGCACCAGGGTGTCGATCGGGTTGCCGATGTCGGTGGCAAAGGCAGCATTGGATGAGTCGCGGGCGCGCAGCGAGCGGATGCCCGACTCGGACAGGTAGAACACGTCGCTGTCGCCAATCTCCTGCACGCTCAGCGGCGCAATGGCGCCCGTGTTGTTGAGCACCTGGAGCTGCTGGTTGCCAGACGCGGCCACGTCCACAAACCAAATTTGCACCGTGCGCTCAGAAAAGATCGCCAGGTTCTGCTGGTAGTTGGCAATGGCCGTCAGTCGCTCAGAGCCCTCGGCGTTGGTGGACAGGTCAATGAAACCCGCCTCCTTGGTTGTTTCGTTCATCTCCAGCGGCGCGGAAATGCCCGAAAAGTGCACCAGCGACGAAGCCGTCGAGTACATCTTGCTCTTGGCGGGCTTGCCGTACTCGCCAGGCAGGTAGGTTGATGTCGTTGTGCCCACCACCAAGTCGGAGCCACCCGCCAGCGTCACCGACGTAGCGCTGGTGGTCATGTTGCCAGTGGTTGTGATGGCCAGCGTTTTGCCGTTGTTGGCGGCGCCAGCCGTCTGGATCATCACGTTGACCTTGTTGCCGACGGCCAGCGCCCGGTACTCTGGGGCACTCTGGTGCTCGTTGATTTCAGCGGCCAGAGCGGCGGCCGTGGTGGCGTTGCTGCCCGTGTGCAAAATCTTGCGGCCGATGATGCTGACGCCATCGACCGTCATGGCCGTGATGGCGTTATCCACACCTCCGGCAAAGTTATTCACAGACCCAACGGCAAAGCCACCCGTCAAGCTCAGCGTCAGGGCCAGGCCATTGAAGTCCGTGCCAGGCGTCACCGAAGTCAGGGTGACCGTGGCGCCCACCGCTGTGGCCGTGAAGTCTGGGTTGCCCACGAATGCGTTGATGGCCGCTGCCACCGCTGCCGCCGTGCTGGAGTTGCTGCCGTTGTGCTGCACTGCCTGGGTCAGGATGGCCAGCGTATTGGCGCGGATGGAAAGCAGGCGGTCGCCCGCCGAGTTGATGCCACCCGTGATGGTGAAGCTGGCTGTGGCACTCACACCCACCGTCGTCCCGCCAGTGACCGTGAAGCTCGCCCGGGAGCGGGCCTCCACCAGCTCAGTGTTGCGCACGCCGTTGTAGAAGTGGTAGACGGTGCCGTCGTCGTACTGCGCAATGACGTAGGCCTTACCCGCAAAAGCGCTGGTGTGAATGATCTTGGCCATGGCCACGCCGGTCGGATGCGCCAGCTGCTGGTAGACCATGTTGGCAGGTGTCCCTGCGGGGAACGTCACCGAAGCGGCCGACCCGAAGGTGTAGAGCGTGCCGCCAACGGCCGACAAGCCAAACGTCCCGGCAGGCATGGTGATCTGAGGAACGAAGGCCAGGCGCTTTTCAATCTCGCCGCCTCGGTTGATGTGGCCATTGACCAGCGACAACAAAGAGCCAGGCACCGACAGCACCGCCATGCGGCGCGAGTCCATGCCTGCGCGGAAGTCTTCAATGGCAAAGTAAGGCATGGCTTATTGGTTCTGAACAGCGATGATCTTTGGGCCTTTCGGCATGCGCTCTGGCGCTTCGCCGCTCAGGGAGAAGGTGTCGCTCTTGGAGTTTCTGGCGCGCAGGCGGTTGTAGTGTTTCTCCGCCAGCTGCAGCTTCAAGGATGCGTCGGCCGATTTCTCGCGGGCCAGGATTTCTGCAGCGCTGTACAGCACCAGCAAGGTGTCGTCCAAGTCGGCGCGGTCGGCCTCTGCCACCAGTGGGCGCAAGCGGCGGATGCCGGTGAATCTCACCAAGCCGTCGCGGGGGCTTGTGCCGTTCTGGGATGGCATAGGCCAGACTTCGATCTGGTCGTCCTCGTACTCGGCCCAGCGCTCGACGGGGTAAGCCCGGATGTCGCGGTCTGAATCGTGCTGGTCCAGCTGCTCTCGGCCAATGCCGTGCCTCAAGGGGATCCAGCGATCGCCGTACTTGAATTGCAGCGACTCAAGCCGCTCCAGCGTCAAGTCCAGCGGAATGTCGTAGTAGCGCTGGCCAGCCTGCACGGGGACATCACGGTCCACGCGCAGGAAGGTCCAGTCAAAATCCTCCCAGAGCCTGCGCTGCTGGCGCTGGATGATCTTCACCAGCACCTCGCGCATAGCGGCCCCGAGGTTTGATTGCAGGGAGTGGCCCGCCTCGGCGCGCACATCGTCGATCAGCTCGCCAAGCGTTACGTTACGGGCCATGTCTTGCTCCTTACTCGTCGGTTGCGCCGGCCACTTCGGCCGCCGTCATCTCGGCTGCGGCGCTGGCCTTGGCCTTGCGCTTGCCAGCCTTGGTCACCATGTCAGAGATGACAAATTCGTCGCTGATGCCAGCGTCATCCAGTGTCTTGGGCAGCACGCCGGATGCACCAAAGGTGTCGCGCACGACGTTCTCGGGCGACTTGTAGATGCTGTTCAGGCGCGAGCGCTCTTCGTTGGTGTCGATGGCCTCGTCGGCAATGACTTCGATGTTTCGCACCGCGTCTTCACCGTGGACGATGCGCAGGATGGCCATCTCGGGCACGGTGACGCGCTCCTTCGTGACGGTCATTCCGACCTCGCCGCCAATGGCAACGGTGCAGTTACAGATTTGCATGGGGATTCTCCTGGGGTAGTTACGACAAAGGGCCGCCACCTTTCGATGGCAGCCCCTCATGTTTCAGCCGATCAGCTGAACTGGTACACGCCGTGGCAGTTGAGCTGCTGGGCAGCCAACACGCCAGTCGTGGTGATAGCGCGGTACATCACGTACTGGTTGTGCGGACGTGCTGGGCTGTGACGCTTCATCTTCTCATTCTCCATGTAGTACAGGCACAACTTGGAGGTGTCGATCAGGTAAGCGCGCTTGGAGTAGTTGGTGGTGCCACCCAAGCTGGTGCCGATGTCGTCCATGGTGGGGTCGTACTTGAAGACCAGGCCACCAAAGGTCACGTCGCCGTGCTTGATGTCTTGGCTTCGTGCATAGCCCTGCTGGGTGTAGTAGCCGCGTGCACGCAGCTCTTTGTTCAGACGGTCCATGAAGTCCGAGCCGCACAAGGCCACAGTGGGCTTGCCGCCGTAGCGCTGGAGCTGGCGGAATTCCTTGTTCAACGTGTCGATCAACTCGTCGCCAGTCGCCGTGGTGGTGATGGACAAGTTGACGCGGTTGCGCCACCAGCTGTTGGCCGCCGCGTTCTGGTCAATGCCACCCACGGTCTGCGCAGCGGCAGCAGGAGTGTCCTTGATGAAGGCGCGAATGCCAGCCAATGCGTTGGCGTCGGCAGTACCGTCACCCCACAAGAAGCTGTTGAGGCCACGGGCGTAGCCTTCGGCCATGTCTTCCAGCTTGTCTTCCAGCAAGTTGGCCAGCGCAGTCTCTTCACGGCCGCGATTGCTCTTTTGAGTCTCGCTGTTCATGGAGTCTGCCACGCTGATGCCGTCGCGCTTCAATTCGGTCAGAGTCACGCCGATGCCGATGTGGTGCTCTTTCCATGTGAAGTTGGCGCGCTTGATCTTCGCGGGGTTGACGTAGTTGACAGTGTCGTTGTGGGTGTAACCACCCAGTGTCGAGTCGTACTGACCCTTCACTGCAACAGACACGGCGCCCTTGCCACCTGAGAAGGTCTTGGCTTTGCCATCCAGAGCGGCCAGCAAAGGCTTGTCTTGAATGGTGGACGAGAAAACGCTGCCTTTTTCGATGTAGTAATCGAGTGCGGCGTTGGCGATGTTGTCGATTTCGGCTTGAGTAAATGCCATTTTGATATCTCCGGTTCAGTTACTGATCGGCTCAGGCACCGGCCGATGCCCGACGAATCACGTCGAGCAGGCTTTTTGGTTCCGGCTGGGCAGAGCCATTTGTTTTGCCCCCGACCGCGGTACGCATTGGCGTTCTGTCGCCACGGGCACGCAAAAGCGTCTGAGTCACCGACTCGTAAGCCTCTTTCGAGAGCTTGAGTGCTTCATCAGAATTCTTTGGCATGCCATGGCTCGCAACGTGAGCGCGCACACGGTCTTTCACCAATTCAGCCTTGAGATCAAAGTCGGGGTCGGACGATTTCGTCGCCTGCTCCCATGCCGACACTGCACTGGCCATCGCATTCACCTGGCTGCGCTGGTCCTGTTGGGATATGCGATCCAGTTGACTTTGCGCCAGTTGAGCTTTTCGCTCAGCACCCACTCGCTGCTGATGCAAATCCTGCGCCGTGTCCCGGTCGATATAGCCTTGTTCGACTTTCTCTTCCAGGTCGGCTGGCAATTGCTTGCCCGCCATGACGGCCAGCGATTGCATTCGCTGCTGCATCAGCTCGTAAGCCTCTGCTGGGTCGCCCGATTTCATCTTGGCCAGCATGTCCAGGGATTGCGCCACCTCTTCGGCGGTCAACCCATTGGTTTCCATGAAGGCTTGAATGTCCCGGTACTGCTTCGCGTCCTGCTCATTGGCTTCGGCCTGCGCACGGAATGCGTGCTTTTGGGCCACCAGCTTTTTGAAGCGGGGATGCTCATTGAATGGCAGCTTTGAGTAATCCTCGGACTGTTCATCCTCGGCTCGCTCAGGTGCGGCTGTTTGACTTTGCCCTTCGGGTGGCGATTCCGTGTCACTGGCGGGGGCACTTTGCTCGGCGGATTTCTCCACCACGCTTTGCACCACCGACAGGAGGCTGGTTTCTGTTTCGCCTGGCGTGCTGGGCTCATCGATCACTTGCGTGTCTTGGTTGCCCAGCTCCGGGGACGAACCGGATTGCTCTTCAATTTCCATACGTCAACTCCGCGTTGTTTTTCCTGTTGGTATTTTGTCTGATTTTGCGCGACTATTCAACAAAATAGCCGAACAAAATCACATCATCATGGGTGGCTGCCCGCCTGGAGCGCTGCCAAGGGCTCCGCCAGGTGATCCTGGGGTGGGTGCGTTGGCCGCTCCAGCCGGGCCTTGACCCATGCCAGCGGCGGCGTTTGCGTTGTTCATGCCGTTCATGGCGACCACCGACTGCATGCCCTCGGCCAGCGCTGCGTCCAAGTCCAACTTGTCGTCCATGCGCTTGAGCACTTCCTTGGCCAGCCACTTGGGGTCGATGCCGGGAATCTGGATGATGTAAGGCAGCACGCGCTCGATGTTCTGCAGCTCGGCGGCCTGGTTGGGCTTGCCGGTGGAGCCTGCTTCAATCTCCAGCTGGATCTCGTCGGCAATCTCTTGGGCTGTCAGCTCAGGCCACACGGCACCCGGGCCAGCGATCTTCTTGACCTGCTCGGCGCTCATCTGCTGGAACATGATGGCCCCCGATGCGCGGGCGATGTCAGACATGAATGAGTCCAGCTCGTCGACCTGGGCGCCCAGGGCCGACATGCGGCTGGATTCGGCCACACTGGTTTCGGTGGCCGTGGCCCCGCCAGTGCCGCCAAAGGTGGCCTCTTGCGCGCCCACGGCCAGCTGCACGTCGTCGAACACGGTGCCCACCTCGTACAAGTTGGGGTCGATGCCCACGGTCTTGAGCGGCGTCACCAGGTCTTCCGACTTCTGGCCCAGCTGCATGCCCTGGATGGTGATGACGCCGTGGGCTGGGCGGGTGGCCAGCTTGGCCTTGTCCTCTTCCTCCAGCGCTCCGGCCGGTGTCAGGTAAGCAGGGCGGTTGGCTTTGCGGTGCTCGCGCAGGCCTTCGCGTGCGCGGTTGTACTCATGCACCATCGAGCGCATCAGGTGCACGTCAGACGGCGGGTAGATTTCTTTGTCGTGCTCCACCTCGTTGCACACCAGAGAGAACACGGGCCAGAAAGTCTCCAGACGCAGCTCGGGCTCGGCGGGCTCTTTCAGGAAATCATGGAAGCCCTCGGCCACCGTGTAGACCAGGCCGCTTGGCTTGTCGTAAATCTCATAGACGCAAACCATGCCCTCTTCGGACGATGCGCTGTTTTCTCCGACGACCTCGCCACGGCGCGACGAATCGTGCGAGCGGCCCTTGACCTGGTAGCCGGTGTAGTTGTCCTTGCAGTCCTTGCCGTAAATCTCCATCACCTCGTCGGGCGTGAAGAACATCTGGTGCGCGATCCAGCGGGCGCCAATGAAGCCGCGCAGCTGCTTGCAGCGCGAATCCACAATGATGGCCGTCGCATCTGGGAAGTCGAACATCAGGCCTTCGCGCACGATCATGTCGGGCTGCTGGGTCAGCTCCTTCATGGACAGCATCAGCTCTTCGTGCTCGGCCTCTGTGTCGCTGAGCTCGCCCTTGCCGACTTCTTTGGCCAGCCGGTCCAGGTGATCCAGGCGCACTTGAACGTCGTTCATGCGAGCGCTGATTTCCGGGCGGCGCTGCATCTCACGCTGGAAGCCCAGCTTCACGTAGCCCACGCCCGTGGTCAGCATGCGGCGCACCAGCGCTTTCATCTGGCTCTTGAACGTCGGCTGCGACTCGGACATGAAGTAGCTGAACAGGATTTCCAGCGTCTTGCCGATCTTGTCCAGGCGGATGTTCTCGGCCTGCACCTCGTCGTATTCCTGCAGGACCATGGCCACCGCCTGGGGCACTGGCTGCATGGCCTGCTCGGCAAACTGGCTGGCCGCCTTCGCATCGCCCAGCATCTCGGGCGAGCCGTCCCACAGTTGGTACATCATCCGCTGGCGGCGCTTGGCCACGCAGCGCGGGTTCTTGGCGTACAGGGCCGCCGTGCGTTGCTGCACGTGGCGCTGGGACAGGTTGACGGAATACTTCTCGTCATCCCACAGCTTCGGGTCAAAGCCATGGAACACCATGTCCATGTCGCTCTTCATCCGGTCAAAGGCTTTCTTGTGCTCGCCCTTGGCGGTGCTGACCCGGCGCAGCAGCTCAGACACCAGATTCTTGCGGGCGACTGACGCCTCGCTGTCTGTTTCTTCCTCGCCAGCCGTGGCCACGATGATTTTCATTTGCTCTTCCATTACCAACCTTTCATGGCCGACTCCAGCCGTTGTTGTTTGTCTCTGTGCGCCGCGTCGGCTTTAAGCCAACCCAGCGTGCCGTATTTGGGGCCACCATCGACGGGGCGCGTGCGCGTGGGTGTGGACATGCGATCCACCGCCCGACCCAGCCAGGCCAGCGCGTCCACAAAGTCGTCGTGGCGTGCGTTGGGAAACTTCAGCAGCTCGTCGCGGGCTGCCATCGTCCAAGTGGCGTGCTTGGGGAATCGGACCTTCTTCATGCTCATGCGGCCCATGATCGATTGAGCCCTCTGCACTTTGTTTCCGATGGGCGTGACCTCTTCCACGGTGAAGTAGGTGCGCTCTTCCTGCATGCGCTTGCGCAAGAACGGGCCAATGGCCTTGCTGATGTGGCCCTTCTCGGCAAACCACAGCGTGGGCTTCCACTGTTTGGCCAAGCGCAGCATGGCGTCGACTTGCTTGTCGGCCCCGGCTTTTTCCCACCACACGTCCAGCAGGTAGATGTCGCCGTACTGGTCGACGCCGCCCACGATCATCACGGTGGCGTCGTTGCGGGTCTTGTCCTCGCCAATGGCGTGGTCGCTGGCAGCGTAGATGCGCAGGTCGCTGGGCAGCTGTGAGCGCTCGTAGTGCACGATCCAGTCCGACCGGAACAGGTCACCGTCTTCGGGCGTTGGCCGCTGCTGGTACAGCGCGCTGAAGCCTTTGGCGTCCAGGCGCTTGGCAGCATTCAGGAAATCGAGGTCAAACCGCTCGGGCCACAAGGCTTCGCCAGCCTGGCGGCCCAACGGGTCGGCGTCGCCAGCAATGGCAGGCAGGTTGATGATCTTCCACTTGGCCGCTTCCTCTTCGGAGTAGCAAGGGTTGCTCGGGTCCGTGATGCGGCCAATCAGGTCGTCTTCGTGCCAGCGGGTGTGCACCACCACCACGCAGGCAAACTTGGCTT